TTTCACCACATACCAAGCGGTCACCTTGCAGGTCGATTGTAGTTGTTATGAAGTACGTGTAATTGTCAACCAATGTAATCACACCACCAACAGAATTTGGTAAGTCCGAAACGCTGTTAACGATTACTAACTCCTTCGCTGCGCTACCTCCCGCAGCCGTACTAAAACCCGTATTATCGCGAATCCACGTTTTGAAGTCAGCATACGCAACACTGTTTTCATCTCTTATATCCGCTTCAGCAATACCCTCTTGAGTGATTAGGTTGTCACCTTTGCGTAAGTACCACAACAAATCTGAACCTTGGTCTGCACTAACTTGCGATGCGACAACCTCTGTAACATCTGCAACACCGTTATCAATAATAAGGTAGTTCCCATCTTTGTAAATCTTTGTAGCCATTATTCAACAGTTGGAGTTAACAAACTTTGCATTTCATCAGCCGTGACTTTTTCCACATCGCTTGCAGTGAGATTCCAGAAATAAACCTTTTGCGCTTCCGTACCATCCCAAACTTTGGAATTGATAAAGTCAATTTGCGCAATCATAACGTCATCATATTGGCTTGGGGTAGGATTACCAACCGCACCGTAGAAAGTTGACATCTTGTAAATGGCATCGCGCTTTGAAATGATTTTTAGAAATGGTCTTGTAACCGTTCTTTCCTCAGCTTCATAGTAGTTAACCGTTTCGCCCGTTTCGCCATCTAAACGCGTTTTAAGCACGTTTACATTCTCTACCCTTGTTACGCTTTCAATTGTGTACATAAACACGTCAAACGTTACTGTTTGCGCTTCTTTCGATTCTCTACGGTTGCACGCTTCCATGTACACCACCGCGCTTTCACGGTTCATCGCATCCACTACCTGTGGCTCTTTAGTTCTAATCATGATTATCTTTTTTTTTATTGAATTGTTAAAAATCCTCCGCCTACTATGTTTGTCGGATTAGTTGCCCATGTTGGGTTAACGAATACCATTTTAACCAAATCTCCATCGACAAAAGGAATATTTAACGATGTGTTATTCCAATTCCTAATAATTGTATTTGCGCCAACTGTTTGAACAAGGTAGTCCGTACCATTGTGACGAACGTACAAAGACCAGTTTTCGTTTGAGCCAATAACACCCGCGGCAAAAGTGGTTAGATATGCGCCACGTATCACACCGCTTCCGCTCATTCTCATGTCTGCATATGTTGGGTAGACCGCTACGTTTTGCAATCCACCTATACTACTTCCAAAGCCTAATGTTAAGTTGTCTTGTGGTGAAGATACTGAAAATGATATGGTAATAAATCGTGTATCAACACCTTGCCAAAACGTACCGTTGTAGACTTCCTTTCTGTTCGTTGTTGTATTGTAGATTTCCAACCCTGTTGCGGGCGTTCCAATCGCATCACGTTGGGCTGTGGTCATGCGTGGGAGTAGTACACCTTTTGTCGTACTTCTAATCTCAGTAATCGCGCTCGCATCAATTGCGCCCGTTGCACCTGAATATGTTTCAATGAGAAAGTCACCTCTAAAATCACCCGCCTTGCTTGTAGCGGACTCACCCTCAACACCAATACCCGAAGATGATGAACCAGAAACACCCGTGCCACTTGTAGAAGAACCCTGTACACCCGCTGCAGTGTTTGCAATCGCAGTCACGGCAGTCCCGTTACTTGTGTTTTGAAAGTAAGCAACCTGAGAGCCTGTGTTGTACATGACCAATCTACCGTTATCCAATTCCAAGTCGTAACCCGCTAATTGATGGTCACGATTTCCTGTGAATGTTAGGTTTGTGTTTGCGAAGTTGGTATCTCCTAATTGCGCGCCTGTAACGCGTTTTGAAACGTAGCCCCCTAATCCGTCTGGTTCGGAAATTTCTACCAAGTCTGTTGAACCAATAGTTGAGCCTTTAGCGGGTAATTCACTTATTTTTTTTGTTGACATTCTCTAATGATTTTAGGTAAATCTTAATTTTCTCCGCGTTCTTTTGGCGCGGTTTACTTTGTTTTATAGTACCCATCCTATGAAATAATTGTCTGAATCAGGTGAAACATCACCATTTGAGTTTTCGTTGTATTCTGGAAATAAATTCTGATTGTAGCAAATGTAGTCGTTCAAACGCTCAGCATAATTTTGAGCGGTTTGTCGTTCCTTTTCTACTAAGAAATCAACCTCATTTTTATCAACGCTTTCACTGTTTTCTGCACCGTGTTTATAAACTCCCTTATTTGCCACCGTATAAGCCGCCCACGGCAAATATTCAACCATTGCAAAGTGAATCAAAACGGGCTTAATGTATTCGGTAACTAATGTTAAATAGTCGCCTGACAAAGTCGCGTTTTCGATGTCGTCTTTAATCTTGTTTAGCAAGCGTGTACCGATAATATTCTGTAAATGTATATCTTGCGCAATCTTGATGTATTGCACGAATTTATCCGTATCTACATTCCCGTTTAAGGATGTGAACTTTACAAGATCGTTTCTGTTGATTAAAAGTGCTTCTGCCATTTTATCCGATGTTTTTCTTTACCCAGTTTGGATGGTGACCGTTATACGGCATGTCCTTTGGAGCAATTTTACTTTGTGCGTTTCCTGTTGGTCTAGGTTGGTATGTCTTTGGTATTGAACTCACCTCTTTAGCTGAACTCAATGACTTAAATTCTGTATCCTTTTTAAGGCGATACAAAGCCTCTGACCAATAGTGTGAACAGTTTACACCGCCTTTGAATTTGAACAAGTCATAAGGCTGTTTTTCGTGTCCTAATTCTTTATTAACTCCTGCACGGCTTGCACGGTCAATGTCTTCTAAGCGATAAACAACCCCGCTATTTGTGCGGCTCATCATTTGCTTGCAGAATTCACGGCTGTTTGCGGACGAATAACGCTCTGAATATTGGTAGCGTACTTTGTAGACTGACTTGTCTAGGTAACTATCGCGGCTCGGTTGCGCTTTAATTACTTCTGCAAGTTTCGCAAGGAATGTCTTTTTAGGTTTTATCAAACGATTCGCCCATTCTTCAATAGGCTCGTTATCCTCTTTGTATTCGCGTGTGTCAACCAATTCCCACTCATCGTCTACACTTTCACCTTCAAGTGTTTCTAAGATGCCATTAAATTCGTCGTCGTTTAAATCTGACGATAACTCCACGCCAGTTTCCTCTTGTACTTGCTCTTTGTTTACAGCGTTTTCGACATCTACAAATTCAAGCGGCTGCAATGTCTTAAAGAACAACTCTAATTGAACTTGATTGTATTGTAGGATTGTTTCAAATGCATCTGTTAACAGTTCTTGTTTTGGTCGAATCACCATGTTGTCAAACAGGATAGAACTATTCTTTAATTCGTCTGCATTTGAAGAAAACCCGTTAGTAGATGCAACCCCAAACAAAAGAGGGCTAGTAACGTTGTGCGAAAGCATGATTTTACGCAAACATTCTTCGCTTAAGTACTCGTAATGCTTTGGCGCATCGTTCAAAGGAATATCGTCAACCGTTGTGCGCATTTCTGCATTCTGGTTAAATGACACGATAACCTTTTGACCTTTTGAACCTGTTAGTTTGTTTAGAACCTTGCGGCTAGTTACATTCTGTTGCTCTTCGCTTGGAATGCCATTATTGAAGTTTACAACCTTTGTGCCACTGAATCCGTTCTGAACCTCGTTAATAAGGTAATCAGAAATTTCTTCCTCTAGCAACGCATAAGGCAAAGCACCTTGGTAATCAACTAAAGAATAGTACTTCATACCCACGGTATACTTACGCACAAACATAACCTCTAAGCCTTCGCTAGATGTACCAAACGCTGGCACTCTTTTAGGTGGGAATTTCTTTGTATCGTTCCAATTATCCGAATAATAGTACCCTGTGATTTCTCCGTTTTCGTCGCACTTTTCAGATCGCCAAAGTTGAACAGGTGAATGATATACGCTAACAATCTTTTTACGGTCTTTGGAATAAATCACTTGAATCATTGCACCGCCTAGTAAGTACAAATCGTCAACCATTTTACGTACTTCTTCTTTTGGAAATAGCGTTACCATTTGCGCGTATTCGTTCGGGTGTTTAGATGCGTTTAATGCGCCCAAACCGCGCCCGTAAATTAAACGGCAAATGTTGTTAATGATGGCGTTATTCGTCGCGCTGCCTGTGTACCTGTCAATCAAGTACTGATAGTAGTCATTATTTGCTCCGTATTCAACCCATTCATCCTTTTTACTTTCCTGAATTACAGGTGAAGTGTAAGATGAAAGTTGCAATACGTGAACGTTTGTATTATTATCACTCATAGAAAACAAATTCGTTATTAGTGCTTGTTGCTGTATATTGACCGTTGTTAATTGTGAACGATGTTAACGGTTGATTAGTGCAAAATACTTTGTCATAAAAAACCAAGTCCGTACCGTTGTAAACCTTCACAATGTAGAAACGATTTTCAACCGTTGGAAATACCGAATCAAATGAATAGTAGTAGTTTCCGCTTGTGCTTGGTATCTGAATATTTGAAAGCGTTAGAACTGTTAATTCGCCTGTTGCTTCATCCAATACCGTAGCACCATCGAAACTCGTACCTTGTGGCATGAATCTGAATGTTTGCGCGTTGTTTGTTTCGTTTAGTATTGTCATATTTTTATAATAACGAATTCCCGATTTTGTATTAATAAAAAAGGGTAGCCGCAGCCACCCCTCTTAACTCAACAAATGGAAACCTATTAAGATGTCACGATTGAAGCACCCGAACCGAATACAGAAGAAACCGCACCCGCTAGTGTCGCCTCGCTTGAACAATCCAAGAAGTTCGCAGGAATATTCTCCATTGCTGTGAATGTCAAATTGTAACCGTTAAAGTCACCCATTGCAGTACCGCTTGAAATTGTTCCAGCTGTCATGTCAGAACCGCGCTCCAATCCCATCAAAAAGAATTGGTTTGTACGTGTCTTAACAACGATGTGCGGACGACCATAAGCCAACAATTTAACTGTTTTGTGTGTAGCAACGTCCTGTTTTTTCAACTGAATAGTAAGTACCTGTTCAACGAATGTAGTACCGTTATCGCGTGACGTTTGAATTGTTTGCTCAAATGAGTTCG